AAACGCCGTGTCCCCGGCGATGGCCGCGCCCTGCGTGTACATCATCACCGACCAGCCGTCCTGCTCGCCCGTGACGACGTTGTAGCGGAACCATCGGCCCGTGGCGTCCTTTTGCGCGTAGATGTAGTCCTTTCGGTAAACGTACTTGCTTCCCGCGCCAAAAACCTCTGTTGCCGGTGCGTAGGTCAAGGCGCTGGCCCACGTATTGAGCGCAATGTCGTACCGGTCAAGCACGGCACCAGCGGTTCCCCGGAAGCTGTAGATGAACCGCCCGTTGCGGATGTCCGATTCGTTCGTCCACGCGGCGTCCTTCGCCTCATGAACCCAGTGCCCTGACATGCCGACGCCAGGGGCTGCGGCACGGGCGGCGGTCGGGGACAAGGTTGTCCAGGTGCCGCCGCTAATGCTGTAGCGAAACAGCGTGACGGCGTTGCTGCCCATGTAGTAGATGAAGTCGTCATTGCCCTCGATGTTGTACACGCTCGTAGCGTCGGGCTGCGTTGTCCACGCCGCCGAAGTCGTCAACTGGGTGCCGGTGTTGCTGGCGATGGTGCGGATCTGGCCTGCGCCCGTGCCCGACACGATGCGGACCTGATAGTTCGCCCACTGGTTCGTCGTCCAAGTCTTCGCTGAGTTGGTCAACGTCGACGCGCCGCCCGCAGTGGCCGTGCCGGTGGCAAATGCCTTGTAATCAGAGCCGACCCAGGATGGCGTGGCAATGAGTTTGGAGTCCGTGCCGATCACTGCCGCCGGAGCAATACCGTCCGTCGCGCCGGTCTCGGCCGATGTCCAGGTGTTCAAGGCGAAATCGTAGAAGCGGAACACCGCCGCAGTCGTGGTGCCCGCCGCCGTGATGGCATTGAGGACGTACCACCTTGGGGTGATCAGCCGATAGGTGGTCGAGGCTGTAAACGCGGATGCCTGCGTTGCGACGGTGATCACCGAGTTCGTGCCGACCGTGTTGGACAAAATCGGCAGCGTGACGCCAGCGTTCGGGCCGCCTGTGATGTGGATGCTGTAGCCGCGCAGGTCACGGGCCAGCGTCAAATTGGTCGTGATCGTCGAGGTCGTACCCGCTGTCGCAGTACCCGAGGGGCCGACTGACGTTGATGTGCCACATGCCCCAACGGCAAAGGTTCCGGCAAGAGCGCCCGACGGGATTTGCACAAACGCATCTTCCAGCGGGCTGAACAGGTAATGCACCGTGGCGCTTGCGACATACAGCTGCTGCTGCCGGTAGTGGCGCGACGATGCGATAAACGCCCCGGCGGCGGTTGCCGTCGGGGCAAGAGCGCAGAACTCCCAGCGCTTCTGGTCAAGGATTTTTCTATTTCCGTTGGTAGTTGGCATGTCAGGTCACCGAAATGTTACGGCGCAATGAGTCAGCGCCAAGCCGCATAAGCGACGGGATTTGCTCGGTAGCCGCGAGGCCGCCGATCAAGGTTTGATTGGTCATCGTTGCCACGGTGGTGACGGTGCCGACTGTCGTGACGGTGGGCAGGGTCCCGGCTTCGATGTTGACCCGCATGCGGTTTGCAGTGTCGGGCAGCATCTGGCCGATTGAGCGGGTGAGCGACTGCACGGCGAACCGCATGGCCTCGATGGCCTCGATCAACTCGCCATAGGCCGCCACCGGCAGCGGGGTGTCCGAGTTAACCAACAACTCGCCCGCCGACCCGCCGATGTCGATCTGTGCGACCTGAGTGTGAACGTCGCTGCCGCGATCCAGGGTTCGGGCCTTGTTCGGCCCGCCGCCTGTGTTTAGAAAAAGGTTGTCTGCCATGCGTTAGCTCCAGGTTGCGGTAACTCGCGGACGAAACGCCGAGGATGTCAGCGAGCCGGGGACGTAAGTGGGGAGCGAGAGGGTCGGGTTGAAACTGGCCGCCGCAGTTGCGGGGATCCAGATTTGCCGGGGGGCGAAAATTTGCCAGATGTTTTGGTAGCATTTCTGCCACTCCGACCCAGAAAGGGCGCGCTTAAAAACTCTTGCCGCATGGATGCGGCCGTCAAATGGCAAACCAAATCCAATAGCAGCGCCAAAACTTCCGAGCGCCAATACCTGCTGCGCCCCTGGAGATGTCGCGCTTGTTGTAGACCCATCAGACTGGCCATTCAAATACACCGTGACAGTGCGTGTGCCAGTCGCACCCGATCTTGAAAATCCGACTAGGTAGGTAGTCCCGCTTGTAAGGGTTGTTGCCCCCTCCACAATGACAGCGCCCCCGTAATACACCCCTATTTTGTCTTTGATGCGTATCGCACCCTGACCTTGCGATGCCGCAGAATTGCCGCTACCCATAACATACTGACCAGCAGCGCCACCACTAGCGTTATCTGGCGTTATAAGCGCCATTAAAGTCAGTTCGCCAGAAAGGTCGTAAAGCGGGTTTGTTCCGTCGTCAATTTGCAGTAAGCCAGTTGCTGCACAGTCTAGCGAACGGCCATACGCCGTCGGCACCGAGGAAAAATCTAATGCGCTTAAAACTCCGCGTGCGTTACCAACCGCGTTAATGACCCCGTTGCTTGCGGGCAAGTCGGCAAAAATTAGGCCGGGGTTAATGGGGTTTTCCCAATCCACCTCCACCGCATCTTGCGGTTGCTCGGTCCACGGTCTGCGCAGTATCAGCATTACGCGATGTCGTACTTGATGCCGACGAACTCAAAGCTGTTGGTGTTGACTGCCGTGTTTCGCAGGTTCACGCCAGTGTTATGGCTCACAAACAGCCCCCAGAATTTTGGCATCACGCCGCCAAAACGAGCCGCAACGCTGAAAGGCAGCACGGGGTACTGGAAATCGCTGGTTGCCACCGGCACCGCAACGGCAGCGCCGAACCGCAGCGCACCCAAAACGCCAGCGTTCGCCAAGGTTTCCGCCGAATCGGTGCCGTCAAGCACATCAATCGGGGTGGTTGCCAAGGACGTATCTGCGCCCCAGACATAGACCGAGATTGTGGTGTTTGCTGTCGGAGTCGTGCCCACGGACACAAACCCAGACACGATGCAATCCATGTACTTGTTGCTGGTGTTATCGATCTGGCTCGACTCCCGACCGGCCAGAAACGTGCTGGATGTGGCCAGGTTGGCCAGGTCCATGGTGATCGCCGTGTTGGCGCTGTAATTGGGCGTTGCGACTGCCATCAGACCTCCCGGACCGCACGCTCGACATCGGCGACGGTGATTTCATATGCGACTGTGGCCATGGCTCGCAGACCGTTGCGCTCGGTCTGCGTGATGACATCAATTGAGAGCAGGGCGTCGATCAGGCCCTGAGTCACTGGCGATCCAATATCCAGGCCTTGGGCTTGCGCAAGGAATTTCAGCGCCCGGCGCACGATGCTGGACATGGGGTGGGTGGTGAGGGCAAATGCCTCCAGCTTGGAGATCAGCGCATCGGCAGCAAGAGGGCCACCGGGGAAACGCTCCAGCACGCCGCGCTCACTTGCAAAATGGCTCGCCAATTTGGTGCGACCAATGCTCAAAGCGGTGGCAATGGGTCCGAACGAACCTGCGACAGCGAGCGCCTGCAGCTCGGGGGACGCCGCAATGGCGGCTCGGATTTCCTGCAGTGTCATTGCGATCTCACTTTCACAATCAGCGCGGCCCGCTCTACTTCCTGGGTGTAGTGCCGCTGGCAGTGGTCCAAACGCCATGTCTGCCAAACGAACAGCAGGTCGATCAGCGGGCGGGTGATCCTGCCAAAGGGCCTTCCGTAGACCCACGCCCGCCATGCGCGGGACGACAGAGTCTCGTGGTGCCAGCCCCGCAGCAACGCGTTCAGCAGACAGTCGACCGCGAGGAGCACCTGGACGCTCCAGCGGTAGTCGTCTCCAGGCAGCTCACGCGGCGCGAGGTTCACGATCAGTCCTCGGTCACCACGTTGCCAGCGGTCAGTTGCGGCGTCACCCCGGAGCCGCACACGATGCTTGGGCTAATCGCGCCGTAGTAGAGCAGCAACCCGGCACCGGTGGAGGAGGTGCCAAGGCCCCAGTGGGTCGCAGTGCCCGAGCCGCCAGTGCCGGCCGGAAAGGTGACGTTCGCATCGACCGCGGTGGTGTTGCCGGTGACCGTCCAGCCAGCAGAAGATCGGGCCACAGCCACGCGGGCGTAACTGGTGTAGGCGACCTCACTGGTAGTCTGGTCGCCCGCCTCGCCCGGGGACGCTGTATGCAGGCTGAAGTACAGACTGCCCGCCGTGGTCGTGGCTCGCAGGCCTGCTGCGTCTCCGACGTTGGCGATGGCCGTATTCTCGAAGACCAGGCCCTGCAGGGCGGTCTCGAAGGCGTTTGACTTGGACATTTGGTGGGCTCCTATGCGGCGATCACCGCGAGTGTGTTGGCGGGATCATTGAGATAACCGGATGTTGCCCGGCGTGCGACAAATTTTTTAGGGGTAATTCCGTCACTAGAACTTGGTGTTCAGGAGCCGGTAGGCATGCCGGCGGCTAATTCCGGCCTCTTGAAACACTTGACCCAGTGACTTCTGGGACCGTAGCCCTTCTCCCATCCTCACGCTGCGCTGCAGCGCCGGCCGCTTTCCGACGTACGGCTCCGTGCCTCCCCACGCCTGGCGGGTCTGGGCCTCGAGCTGCTGCATTTTTTGAGCCGGGATCTCGGGCGCGATCGTGCGCAGCCGTTGAAGAAAGTCGTCGACGATGTCTGCCATGGATACCCCTCACCACCTTTTGACCCAGCCACTGCGGCGGGGAAAGTTACGGGCTCGCACGGGCTTGGGTGGGCTTTTTGGAGACACCTGTGCCGGGCTGGCCTGCGCCTGGTCGGGTGTGGGTGCCGTGTCTGACGGCGGTGGATTCTCGGGGTGTTCTTCGACCGCGACGGCATTCATTGTCGCAGACTGCGTGTCAAGTGGCAAGGGGTCTTTTGGAGCGGGGGCATCGAGCATGTCGCGCTGGCGCAGCCTGGCTTCGATGCGCGCCCAGTGGTGGTCGGCGTACTTCGGAATGCCCAGGTAATATTCGGCGGCGCGGCTGTAGACGCAGCAGTCCAGCGCCTCGTTGCGCCGGCCGGCAGGCTTGAGCCATTCGAGCTTGGGGCGGCCCTTGTGGTAGCGGGTGACTAGGCGCTCGGCGGTGAGCTGGTCGTACACATAGCTTGGCGTGTGCCGGCTGAAGTGCACATAGCCCGGGCCCACCTGGAGCACGCGCAGCTCGGCGTAGATCATGGCCTTGGCGGTGTCGGTGCCCACCGGCCACACCCGGGCGCCGCGCTTGATGCGCTGGCCGCGGTAGGTGACCTCCACGTCGCTGGGCTTGCCCAGCACCGGCTTGGCGGCGATGCTGGAGCCCTTGACAGCCAGAACGTGCTCTGCCTGGTGGCGGCGCGCGTAGTGGTAGACCTGCTGCGTGTGGTGGCCGCCGGAGTCCACCGCGCAGGCGCTCAGGGTGATCAGGGCCCCGCTGGCGTGCGTGAATGGGCGGCGGCGCCACTCGGTGAGCAGCTTCCACGGGCTGTTGGGCTGGTCTTCTGCAGTGGCCGGGTCGCCGTAGAAAACTTGGTGGTCGACCATCCAGCGTTCGTTGTTGCGGCCGATCGCCCAGGCGTAGGCTTCCAGGCGGTCGCCCTGCACGTCGGTGCCGGCGGTAACGACCAGGCCGCCCCAGGGGATGGTGGTCAGCGCGTAGTCCTCGGCGCGGCGGGCCAGCTCGTGGGTGGCGATCTTGTCGCCCTGCTCTTCCCAGGTCTCGGCCAGCACCGTGTTGGTGAAGGTCTTGAGCTTGCTGATGTCGCCCTGCTTGGCGGCCAGCGCGGCCTCGGTGAACTGCTGCACCAGGTCGGCCCAGCTCACCCAGCCAAGCGGCGCATACAGGGCGTTCAGGTGGTAGCCGGTGAGCTTGCCCGGGCGCGCGCTGTCGCGCGAGGGCTGCCAGTCGCCACCGGAGAGCATGGCGGGCTTGTGGTGCTCGAGGATCTCGCAGCCGTGGGCGGCGCAGACATAGCGCACGGTGGTTAGCAGCGGAGCGCCCTGGTCGTCCTTGTCCCAGCGCAGGCCGTGGGGTTTGTCGGTGCCCCACTCCAGCACCTGGCGCTCGCCGCAGTGCGGGCAGGCTACCTGGTAGCGGCAGGCGTCCGAGGTGTCGAAGGCGCTCTCGATGCGGCTGAAGTCCCGGGTGGTGGGCGTGCTGACCTTCAGCACCTTCTTGCGAGCGAAGGTGCTGGTGCGCTTTTCGGCCAGGGCCACCGGGTCGCCCTCGCCGTCCACGTCCAGCGGGTAGGCGTCGATCTCGTCCAGGAACAGGTAGCGCACCGGCATCGAGCGCAGACTGGCGGCCGAATTGGCCCCGCTGACGACCAGGACGCCACCGGCAAAGTCCTTCATCAGGGTGGTGTTGGCGTCGTCCCGGGATCTGTTGTCGCGCACCTTGCGCCGCAGCGCAGGGGTTTCCTCCAGCATCGGGGTGATGCGCTGGCGGCTGAAGCGCTTGCCCATGTCGGTGGTGGGCTGCACGATCATGGTCGGGCCCGGCTCGTTGTCGATGATGTAGCCCAGCCAGTTGTTGCCGGTCTCGCTTTTGCCCAGCTGCGCGGCGAACATCACCACCACCTCCTGGACGGTTGATCGGGCGCTGAGGTCGTCCATGATCCTCCGCAGGTAGGGCGTGCGGTCTGTGCGCCACGGGCCCGGCTCGCTGGATGCCTTGCCCGACA